CCCGCCTGGATTTCGCAACGGCGGTCCGGCGGGCGAGCGTTCTGGTGTCCCACCTGGAGAATGTGCCGTCGACTGCCGCGCTGGCCCGCGGCTACGGGAAGCCGTTCGTGGCGATCTGCCACAACACGTATCCGCCCACGTTCCGGGACATGGCGTCGGGGTCGACAGCTTTGGCGGTCTACAACTCGCAGTGGATGGCCCGGGAGTCCGAGCTGTACTTCGTGGACTACCCGAAGGGCGTCCGCCCCGAGCGGTCGATCATCGTGCGCCCTCCGGTGTTCGCCAAGGAGTATGCGGCGAAGCCCGGCGACCGGGTGACGCTGGTCAACACCAACCCGGAAAAGGGCGGCCTGCTGTTTCACGAGCTGGCTGCTCAGATGCCGGACACCAAGTTCCTGGCCGTGAAGGGCTCCTACGGCGAGCAGACCGACTACTCGGATCTGTCGAACGTCGAGGAGGTCGAGCACGTCTCCGGGCACGAGATGCGCGACAAGGTGTACGCGCGGACGCGCCTGCTGCTGATGCCGTCGTCCTACGAGTCGTGGGGCCGGGCGGGTGTTGAGGCGCTCGCTTCGGGGATTCCGGTCCTGGCCCACCCCACCCCGGGCCTGTGTGAGTCGCTCGGCGAGGGCGGCATCTTCATCGAGCGTCAGGATCTCGACGGCTACGAGGCGGTGATCCGGAAGCTGCGCACGGCGTCCGAGTACCGGCTCGCCGGCAAGCGGGCAAAGGCCCGGTCTGCCGAGTTGGATCCGACGGACGACCTGGCTGCCTGGTGCGGAGCCGTAGAGGGACTGGCTGGATAGGAGGCGTCGTGGCTTTCACCCCGCCGACTGTCGAGCAGCTCGGTCTGTTCCTCGGCTTGGACGAGATCGACGGCGACCGGGCCGACCTGTTGATCGCGTCGGCGCTCTCGCTCTGCCAGACGATCGTGAAGCCGCTCCCGGAGGGTGCTGAGGCTGTCGTCTTGTCGGTGGCGGGCCGTGCCTACGTGAACCCGCAGCAGGTCAGTTACGAGACGATCGGCCCCATGTCGGTGCAGCGGCCGTCCGGCTCGGGCGGCCTGTATCTGACGAAGGCCGACAAGTCCGCCCTCAAGTCCCTGGCCGGACGCGGTGGTGCATTCACGGTGGATCCCACACCGGACACCGCCGATCCGTGGGCGTCATGGCCGCCCGACAGCGGTCTTGGGGTTGGCGAGGAATTCGAGCCGGGCTGGGGGTGGGTGTAGATGCCCGCCCCGTACCCGTTCGGCGAGACGGTGCGGATCATGCGCACGGGCTTGTCGCCGGGCCGCGATCCGCGCGGGCAGCCGCTACCGGGCCCGGACGAATCGTTCGACTTGAAGGGGTGCGTGGTGACTCCGCGCGCCGAAACGCCCCAGGTGGGCGGTCCGGAGCAGCAGGCGCGGGACACCGTCATCACCGGGTGGACCGTCTATGTATCCGCCGGCAGACCGCTGATGACGACGGACCGGGCCGTGATCCGGGGCATCGTCTGCGACATCACGGGCGAGCCCGGCGACTGGGGTCGCAGCCCGTTCACCGGGACTCGCGGCGTCCTCCAGTTCGCAGCCGACCGGGTGACCGGCTAGCCGCGGGCCTGCTCGACAGCGGCCACCAGTTTCTCGGCGCCGTCGTTGCTCTTGCGGGGAATGGACAGGCTGTACGGGTCCCCGTAGGGCGGACGACCGCCGAAGGCCAGCCCCTTTTTCTCTCCGCTGGCACGACTTCCCGGGAATTCGAACTGCACGTAGCCGTGCATGAGCCGGGTTCCTCGCTTGAACCGTGTACCGGTCACGTCTGCGGCGCGAATCCGCACCGGTGCGGGCTTCAGCCCGACCGGCGTCTTCGTGATCGTGACCCATTCTCCGTCGAAGCTGATCGTGCCGAGCACGCCCTTCACGTCCATGTCCGCCCCCTGATGCGCTAGTCGATGGAGGGGATATGGCAGCACGGTTCAAGATGTCCCGTAAAGGTGTCGGCCAGCTCCTGCGGTCGCCGATGATTCAGGCGGAGATGCTTCGGCGGGCCGAGGTCATCAAGGATGTGGCGATCGATATCTCCCCGATTGACGAAGTCGGCCCGCATCCAGGTCACTACAAGGAGTCGTGGGAGACGGACAGCATGCCGCGAGGAGGCATTTCTCGCGACCGCGCCGTGGCCTACGTCCGCAACACGGCCTACTACGCGCGCTGGGTGGAGTACGGCAACGGAACCCCGTCCGGCCCGGCTCATCACGTGCTGCTGCGGGCGGCTGCGATCGGTGGGCGAAACCAGTGACAGCCCTCGTCGACATCGAGCTGGAACTCATCACCCGCGGCACGGCACGGTTCCCGGACGCGGTGGTGCGCGACGAACTCGACAACAATCTGCTCAAAGAGCTGCCGACCATCCGGTTCCAGCAGGTACCAGCTGGCAGTGACGACGGGTTCCGTCTCGCCCGCTTCCTCGTCGACATGGACGTCTTCGGTGAAAGCCGTTCCGCCGCAATCACCTTGAGCCGGTCGGTGCATGCCTGGCTGACCGGCGAGCTCCCTGGCTCCTTCGGGGACACGGCCGTGTTCGGGCGGGTGGCGGCTCTGACGCTGCCCGGGCCGAGGGACTACGAGAACACCGCCCTGCGCCGGTTTGGCGCCACCTACGAGATCTTCTGTCACCCGGTCTCTTGACCGGCCGAGGGCCCGCGCCGGACCCCTGTTCCTCTGACCCCGCCGCCGTGCGGGGTTTTCGCATGTCTGGAGACCCTCCATGGTCAACATCACCCGCGCGGCGGACCTCACGATCATCGGTACGAACGGTGGCGGCTGGGTGTCCGACGTCGGCACGTCGAGCCCGACGTCGCCGCTGGTCCAGCCTCCGACTCCGTGGGAGCCGCTGGGCTGCATCTCGGACGACGGCCTGACCTACGGCTTCGACGAGGACTCCCAGGAGTTCACTCCGTGGGGCCTCACGAGCCCGATCCGCACGACGATCACCAAGTCGATCCGCACCTTCAAGATCACCCTGTGGGAGACGGCCCGCGTCTCCGTCCAGAGCGTCATGTACCGCATCCCGGCGGGCGACCTCGTCCCGGACGGGACCTCGGGGCTCACCTCGTTCGCGGAGACCGCGTCCCCGACCCCGGACCGTCGCGCCTGGTGGTTCGCGATCTTCGACGGTGACACCTCGCGCGGCTTCTACGTCCCCCAGGGCGAGATCTCCGACCGCTCCGACGTCAGCTTCAAGCAGGACGAAATCAGCGGCTACGAGATCACCGTCACCTCCTACCCGGACGACGCCGGGAACACCGTCTACCACACGGACAAGCTGCCGGTGACGCCCGCCTACACGGGCTCCTGAGACGGGTGGACGGGCCGCCAACCCTGGCGCGGGCCCGGCCCGTCCACCTGCACAACCCTGCCCGCGCCCTGAACAAAGGAGGCCCGCGCCGTGGCCAACACGCGTACCAGCACCAGCACCAGCCGGAAGCCCCGCACCCCCCGCGCAGCAGCAGCCCGTCCCGCCACTCGTCAGGCCGCCGAGCCGGATATGGACGAGCAGGAAGTCGGCGCCGCCGAAGCCCAGGAGATCGAGGCGGAGGAAGGCCACTACATCACCGCCCAACTGGCGGGCGAGGAAGTGCAGGTCGTCCCGGCATCCGCGTGGCGGTCGTCGTGGCAGCGCATGCTCAACCAGGGCAACATCGACGGCTTCGCAGAGAAGGTGCTGCACCCCGACGACTACGCCTTCTACCTCGAACTCGACCCGACGATCGTCGAGTTCATGGACTTCACCCAGGACGTCTCCTCGCGTGTCGGTGAGAGCCTGGGGAAATCCAGTGGACCCGCTCCGTCGTCGAGGCGCACGCGGAGGCGGTAGAAGCCGACCTGCTGCGCTACTACCAGGGCGTCGACCTCCTCGACGTACACCGCGGAGACATGTCGTGGCGGCGCTTGCGGGTCCTCATTCAGCACCTGCCTCCCGAGTCGGCGACCTGGACCGCCCTCCGCAACAGCCTGTCGGACGAGGAACTGGCCGAGCAGGCCGACAAGGGTGAGCCGGAGAAGGGGCGCTGGTCGCAGCAGGAACAGCTCACGGCTGCTCTTCTCGACGCCACGCGCCGCGTCGAGTACGTACTGATCTGCGCCAACACCGAGTCGAAGGCGAAGCGGCCGAAAGCCCCGGAGCCGGTCCGCCGCCCGGGCAGCAAGCCGCTGCGGCCGAGGGTTCAACTGTCCCTGACCAGCGCCGAGTTCCTCTTCCAGCTCACCAGGTAACGCGCCGGTAGCGGCGCCGGGAGGAGGCTCCCGGTGCCCGCCATCTCCGTCGGATCCGTCGAAGTCGACGTAGTCCCCGTCACCACCGGAATCTACGCGCGCCTGAAGGCCGCCCTGGAAGAGGCCGGAGCCAAGGCTGGCAAGGACGGCGGAGAGGCCGCCGGCAAGGCGTTCGGTCCGGCGATGCAGAGCCAGATCGGCGCGATCGGCACCTCGATCGGCGAGCAGATCGGCGCTCAGATCGCGAACCGCATCAAGGATGCGGTGAAGGATGCGCTCAAGGACGGGGTGACGCTCGGCGGTCAACAGGCTAAGCCTTCGGCGGCCAAGCAGGGCGAGCAGGTGGGCGGCGCGTTCGCCCGGTCGCTGCGGGCCAAGCTGCAAGAAGCATTCCGCAGCATGCCCAAGCTGGACGTCAAGCTGTCCGACACGGGTGTCGACGCAGACCTGGCCCGGTTGCGGGCCAAGCTGGAATCCCTTGCTGGTAAGCGCATCGGCATCGACATCGACGCCGCCACGGCGCGCGCACAGGCCGCGGACATCGAGGAGCGGCTGCGCCGGCTCGGCGCGGCCCATCCCAACATTGCGGTGCGCGCGGACACGGCTGCGGCGATCGCGCAACTGCAGGCGCTGCGGGCGCAGATCGACGAGTTGTCGGCTGATCCTGCCCGGATCCGGGTGGAGACGGACGGGCAGCTCGGGACCCGCCTGAGGGAGGCCGTCCGGCAGGCCGAGGCGTCGCTGCCGAACGTCAACATCGGCGCCGACACCACACCCGCCGAGGTCGAGATCGCCCGCCTGCGGGCACAGTTGTCGTCGCTGTCCGACGCGCGCGTGGGCATCGACATCGACGCCGCGACGGCGCTGGCCCGCATCACCGAAATCCAGACCCGCCTCGCACGCCTGTCGACCGAGACTCCGAACGTCGGGGTCCGCGTCGACACCGCTGCCGCTGCCGCCCAACTTGCCGCATTCCAGGCGCAGGTCAACCGTCTCGACGGCCAGAACGCCCGGGTCGACGTCGACACGACTGGCGCGGTCGGCGGAATGAACAACCTGGTTTTCGCAGCGATCGCTCTCGGGCCGGCGCTACTGCCGGTCCTGCCGGTGATCGCAGCCGGCCTGGGTGCGGTTGCCGCCGCCGCAACGGCCGCCGGTGCTGGCATTGGCGCCATCGCCCTGGTGGCGATCCCTGCGTTCAAGCAGATCGGCACGGTACTGCAGGCCCAGGAGGCCGCCCAGGACGCATCCACCAACGCCACCTATAAGGGTGCGCAGGCGTCGTCCCAGGGCGCGTCGAAGGCCCTGCAGATGGCGGGCGCGCAGCAGGCGTTGGCGACGGCGGAGCGCAATGGTGCGCAGCAGATCGCGTCGGCGCAGCAGCAGGTGAAGCAGGCCAAGCAGGGCGTCTCGGATGCGATTGTCCAGGCGGGCCAGCGTACTCGGCAGGCCGAGCAGCAGGTCGAGCAGGCCGAAACGTCGCTGGCTCAGGCGCAGAAGGATGCCACGCGGGCGCAGAAGGATCTGGTGTCTGCCCGGCAGGAGGCGAGCCGCCA